TCTTGATTTGCTCAAGCAATTCCTCCTTAGATGGGAGGATTTCTTTTTCTTTTTCTTTCTCCTTTTTCTCCGGAAGGACAACCGGCTTAATATTCATTTCAATTTTGGCTGAATCTAAATCACCCACAATCAATTGCGTTAAATGTTCAATGTGGAAGTTGTAGAAAGAGTCTTGAATTTCTTGTTTAAGTTCCTTACTCACAAAATTAACCATAATATCAAGGGTATAACCCTCTCTTTGAATTATACCTTCTAGTGTTTTTTCTATGTTATAAATATCCTTAACAGTCCATCCAAACATAAGCACCTTTGCAATTAATTCATTCTTTACTTTTTCAATTATTTTTCTTTCTTCTTCACCAGTCATAACTAATACCCCCTTCTCCTTTTTCACAAACAGAAAACAAACCGCATTTTCTACACTTCTTATAAAAGTCATCAAACGGGAACTCTTTAATCATGTAGGAGTCCACCAGTTTTTGCATGGCGTTTAACACCGATTGTTCCGTTCGGGTCTTAACAGGTTCAAGGAAAATGTAATTGCTAGCAGGGAAGAACCAACCCCAATATCCAAACTCCATTGATGGGTCAAGACCTGCGGCGATTTTATCTTCGTCAGTAGCGTTGTCGTAAAGTAGTTTGTAGAAGGCCATTTCCTTTCTCATGTGTGTAGCCTTACTATCTTTCCAAACACCCGTCTTTAATTCAAGTGGGACATATGTTCCCTCGTGAACAAATAGTCGGTCAATGATTCCCTGCAAGTGGACCACGATACCGTTCAGTTCAAACTTAGCATTCAGTCTAATTTCATTACCAATCGGTTTAAAGAATTCTACTGTTCCGTCTTTGACACAATCAATGAACCTCTCAGCAGACCAAGAGGCCATTCCTTTGTAAAGGGAAAGTGTTGTATCATCTTCCGTTTCCGGATAGAGGGACATAAACGACTTAACTAGTTTGTTTGGGTCGTCAATATAATTCATCATCTCTTCCGTGTCAACGGACTTCCAAAACTCTTCCTGTGCATCGTGAACAATAGTCCCACGAATCATGGCTTCGTTTGCTGGTTGACTAACCTTACCTTCTCCGAATGGGTCATATGACATAATGTAAGAAGCCCGACAAAACCCGTATGTTCCCAATGAAGACTTTGTAATCTTTAACATCGGGCTATTTGGGTTATCGGGATTCCACTGATATGTGAACCCATTGTCTAAATCTCTCTCCGTCCATTCTTCTACATATTCGCTCATTGTCCTTCCTCCTTTAATGTGTCTATTAATCTTGATGCTTCCTGTCTAGTAATACCTTCGTATATTCTTGACTCCCCACCCAATTTTCTAATATATTCAAGTTGTCTGTCGGTGGGTGGACCATCAACATTCTTAACCGATTTCGTGGGCGACTCCATAACCTTCCTCCGTAGGGAGGCAGTAGTTTCGTCGTGGCAGGGCTTACACACCTCAACCACATTACTTCTTGCATATATTAGATACTCCTTCCCGAGTTCTCTACACCTATGCTGAGAAATAATGTGATGCCATTCTGTCTTTTCTCCCTCACACCCACAAATAGTGCAAGTATTATCTTTCACCCAAAACTGTTTTTCTTTCTTATAGATAACAAGTAATTCCTGCTCTAATTGTTCAATCTCTTCTTTTTTGTTGTTTATTCTCTCATGTAATATTTTCATACTTTTAATATAAGTTCCTTTCTTCTTACCCATTCTACCACCAATCCTCCAATCTTTTTTGGTTAACATCTTTTCTGTATAGCGTAAGGGGCCAACCCATGCTTTCAAACACTAGGGCCGACTTCTTGATAATTTCAGCCTCAGCGATAAATTCCCAATCGGGCTGATAAGTTTCGCTAAGGTGCATTTCGTTCACGCTTCTAAACGCTAAGTATTCTGCTGATTTGGATTCACCTTTCCAAAGGTAGCACTTCTCATCTAGGTTAGTGTTGTTCATTTTGTAGTAATAGTAGGAGTCTCCTTTAGTAATTCTGTTACCGATATTCTGTTGATTATAATACAGAATACCTGCGGTTCCCCCTGCAACCATCTTATACTCATCAAGAGGCTTACGCAAGCGGCTTCTCTTCACTAGTCTACTTATGTCCACCTTCCCTTTTACGATGTTCTTATACCACTCGTTGCAGTAGTCCACTATTTCGTTCTTACCTTCAAACAGGGAGACCTTCTTTAAAAGGTTTTCTTGGAACTCCTTTGCTACCGGAGTCTCATTACTCTTCTTCATTTCAAAGCCCATCACGAAGAATTTGTCCTCTTCTAAAAAGCGACCATCTTTCCAAGAAAGCCACCCACAATAACGGTTCTTTTTCTTGGATAGGAAAAACTTAGAAGCAAACTTCTCAAATTCTAACTCAACAGGTTCACGAAAAACCTCCTTAGAAATATAATCGTTGAGTTTCTCACGCAGTTCTAGTGCGTCTTCGACATCTTGAACTTTAATGAAGACGGAATCCGTGTGACCGTAGATAACTTCGTAGCCCAAGTCTTGGGCCTTAAACGCTGTCATCCTCATGGCCCTACGAGCCGAAGCCGTAATTGATTTAGCCATTTCCATGTCTCCCCATCCGTAGCCGTCCTTCGCTAGAATACCGTAAAAAGCATTGACTACACGCTTAGTAGCCATCTGTGCTGAATCCCACTTTTGATACTCTTCATCAGTCGTCGCCTGTGAGCGTAGTTTTTTGTAAGAATCTCGCATCTCCATCAATTCCTTAACCGCTTGAGGCAATACACCTTCACTATTCCTACTAAAATGAATATTGGGACGACCCGAATACGGTTGTAGATTCTTTGGTGTTTCCCACCAAACGGCATACCCGTCATCAGTCTTTGTCTCCCAAGAGATATTCATTGAAGCCATCATAGAGGGGTATAGAGACTTGAAGTCAAAAATAGCCACACTCTCATGTTGTCCAAAGGTTTCTTCTTCTTGGGGGTCCATAACGAAAGCGGCCTCAAAGTTTTCCTTTGAACCTTTCAAACCAGTGGGTGGAATCCAATTAGCCTTCTTCATAAAATATACACCAGCCATCTGTGAATTGTGGTATGTGTTTTCAAACGGGCAACCAATCAAGCGTTGTAGGGCTAATTGGTTCTCACTAACATTGAGTTTTTCATCAATGTCCACACACAATTTTACATCTATTCGTGCGTATTCCAAGTAAGTGTCCGTATCTTCAAGCCAAGCCCTTTCGTAAAACTCGTTGTCTTGAAACTTTGAAGAAACAACCTTACCGTCATTCTCAAGAACCAACTTAGAACAGTCGTCCAACTTTAGTGAAGGTAGAGTCCCCATTTGTGAATCGGTCCACAAACGCTCAAATCTATCCATTAGGCAAAATGTCAAACGACCCTTAATTGGCTGACCGCTATTGTGATAGTTTTCTACTTTGAGATTCCAACCAACAGGTTCTCCGCCAGCATAACGCCTTGAAACATTTTTGATTTCTCCATAGGGGGACATCAGCGTTGGGTTGATATTCAATTCACACATACGAGAAATAACCTTTGGTATGTCAAAACCAAGTAAATACCAACCGATAATCATGTCGGGGTCTTCTTCTTGCATCAATCGGATGAAGGCATAAAGCATATCAGTTTCATTGTCGTATACTTCAAGCCACCCCTTTTCTTTATAACTAGTGGCATATTCTTGATTAATATTTACATCTTCGGGAAACCAAGTCATAACAGTAGCCTTTTGTGTGTAGTTATCATAAATACTCAGCACCGTAATTTTGCCGTGGTGTTCTCCACCCACTTGGGTTTCAATATCAAAATACCACTTACGCAAATTATATTCGGGAATCTCATAGCCCGAATCAATGCACCAAAGCCTAGCCGCATCCACATCACCTTGATAGGTTCTCTCGGTTTTGTGGATTTCCTGCATAATATTGTATCTGTCATATGGGTTCTCGTAGTAATACTTTGCAAGAGGTGTTCCTTCCAAGTTTCTTTGCTGGGTGTTCACCCTTACAAAAGAAATACGCCTACCCTTTACAATAATACTTCTACCAATTTTAGTATTAATTGGTAAATAGAAGTAAGGGCGACATTCAAAAGTTTCTTCTACTCGCTCATCATTATCATTACGGAACCTTAACTTAATCTTGTGCTGGTTGTCCTGTTGAATCGTGTTTATCATCATTTTCATCACTCAGTATTTCAATCTCAATGTCGTTTTCTCGCAGTTCATACTGCATATGGTTTTGAATGTAGTGGATAATATGTTGTTTTAGGTCTTTGGCTTCTGTGTTTTGCCAATACCAGCCACCTTTCACTAGAAGGTTTAATTTAAATTGAGGGCCTTCACTCATTCAAATCCCTCATCATTTGTGCGAAGTCTCTTCCGTATTTCATAGTGAGTTCAATATCCCTAAACTCCTCCATAAGTCGTTGAATATATACAGTTGCATCCATCAATTCTTCTTGGAGGTGGGTAAGCCATTCGTGAACCGAAAGGTCCTCTCGTTCCATTGTTGTTCCGTATTTCTTTTTACCAACTTCTGCTCGTTGTTGAATTTTTTTGCACACTTCATCTTCGTGTTTGCTCATTCTTCTTCCTCCGTATTCATGTTTAGAATTGAGTCAAGCAATCTTACCTGCCCAATCAAATATAAAATAACTCCACTATTACTCTCACCATACATTTTGAGAAACTGTTCTAGTGTAGTGTTTCTCTCACTTAAGTTATACATCAAAGTTTGATGTAGTCGTTGTCTCATATCAGTCAAAACAGCCAAAAGTATTTCTCTTTCCATTTTCACTCCCCCATTCTTGGCGCACGCATAATAATCATATCTTGGGTGCGAAAAATAATAGGCATCTCATCATCGTAGAAAATAACTACTTGGTCGTCGCTGGAATATTCCAAGGCCTTAGAAACCGGCAAAGAAAAACTAGCCACCGCATCTCTAGTAATTGGTTCCAAAGAGTCAACCGTAGTAGTAATAGTTTCAGTGAGTTTATCCGACACAACCGAAAAGGTGCTACTTTCGCTGTTAGCATTAAAGGTATATATACTACTACCTACCCGCTCGGCCATATTAAGAGACTTGCACAAATCATCCTTATCAAGACAAACCTTTGTTCGCAGGATAAGTTTCTCCGTAGCGGAGTATGTTTCAGCCTCCTCATATTCTTCCTGCATGGAGGAAGAAAACTTTCCAATAACATGAGCGTATTCGTGCCGTTCAATAGTGGGAATTTCTGCAACAGAATTACCCGTAATAACCTTCAAGATACCATCCACGAAATTGATAGTGCAATCTTCATCAACCAAATACTTGGAGAGAGTGTCTGCATTAACAAAACCGAATTGCTTGCTGATAGGCACTTTGACATTCCGGACCCGATTATACACCCGAACATAAGTAGAAGCGTCCCCGTTTTCCACTGAAAGGGTTTCGCCCTCACAGGTAATCTTGACACAGTTCCCTAACTGTCCTTTTGTGCTAGTAAGCCCTTGATTATATTTACCCTTGAGCAAACAAAGGTTCATCATTTCTTTCAATCTTTTTCCATTCATTGTAAATTTCATGTGTTTCACCACCGTTGTTTTCATAAAAACTAATTCATAATACCACACTACACACTTCAAGTTAAACTCAAAGTGTGTTATCCTTGACGGCTTCAAGACCATTCCAAGTGACTTTGCCCTTCAAATTTTCAAAGAGCAAAAAGGATTGGCCTTCATTTTCAGCATTAGTCTTGGACTTCGTAACTTTTGCATAAAGGCTAGTCTTGCCGTTTCTTTCTTCTCGGTAAGTTACTACATGCTGGTAAAGTTTAGCAGTAGTAGACTTCTCCCAATCGGGACGCTGACCCACGACTTCAAAACCGTCGTGGACTTCCTTCATGTGTGTAATGAAGAATTTGTGGCATTCCAATTGACAAGCGGCTTTAAACAGCCTTTGGTATTCTTGTGTCCGAGCAAACCATTGGGTCGGGACCATCTTCACCTTATCGGCTTGGCGTGGGTCATTACCCTTGATGTGATTCAAACGAGCAATCATATTTGTGGTATCAAGCCAAGTGTCCAATCCGTCAAAGACAATCGCCTTAACAGCCTTCACTTCAATTTCTTCCTCACCGAAAGTAATCTTCTGTGTTTCAATTGCTTCCTTGACCATTCCAATAAAGAAACGGGCCATGTCAGCAGTAGCCAAATAGTCAATTGTCATGTCGTCTTTGTAGACATGGGGGTTGTAGATAAACACCTTATCATCGGAAGACCAGTGTTGCCTCCAAGTAGGTTCTGCGCCTTCATCAAAATCTAGCACAAAAACCCAATGTGTTTCTCTTTCTTCTTCTGTCCTGCAATCCAAAGCAAGTCCGGTCTTACCGGTTCCGGGGTCGCCCGAAATACCACAAATCATGTGGGCAGATTCTTGGGCTAGCAGGTTTCTGCGTTGTTGAAACGCTCGTGCCTTTGCCTTAGCAAAAGCCCCCTGCTGGTCCTCTTCTTTCACTTGCTTCAAAATGTTCTTGCTTGCTTTTCCTTTCTTTAAACTCATTCTTCTTCACTTCCTCTAAATTGGTTTTTCAATTGTTGTAATTGGTTTTCATGGACAATGCGGGTGAACATCTTTCCGCTTTGCTTCATGTGGAAACGGACACTATACATTCCGTCTTCCTGCTCACGCCATTCAATGCTTTCCACTTCATCCATGTCAAGTAATATTTCATTCATTCGTATAATCATTTTTCTTCCTCCCGAGGGATAGGCTTCGCACCCATTCGTATGTCATTCAACCGCCACATATACACGGCTACTGCGCCTTTTAACTGTCATCAATTGCAGTAAAGACTTACAGTATGGGTTCACAGTTCATCTAGTCTCTCCGTAAGGAGCAAAAGAGCCGAAGCCCAAAGCCCCACAAAGATACCTAACTGCTGGTCATGCAAGGCATAGATGCCAATGCTACCAACAATTGAAACTAGGCTACTGTAAAGTCCGATACGCTTCCACTCCATAGTATCACCAATAACTCAGCGAATCACCATCAGTGGACTCAACCTCTTCTTCAAGACCGGTTCCCAAACGAACACGGAGTCCGTAAAGGTTGATTGAAACAGGGTTGTATTCTCCGTCAATGGGAATACCCGACTCGTCCTTCTTCTGCGTTTGGTTGCTTCGTCCGATAACGACAATATCCGAGCCCACACCAAAATTCAAATCAACATGGGATGGAACCCAGATTGGGGTTGATTCGGGCATATCCTCATCATCAAAGCCGTAGTTTGCATCCAAAGGCTCAATCCAAATAACACGGTTGCCCGTCTTTTCGTTTGTCTTGAGATTCATGCTTGTAACGATACCGTCCGTGACAACAATCTTCAAACCTTGCTGAGACTGAATTTCTTGGTGGTAATCCTCCAAGTCGTAAAGGTCCGTAACAAATTCGCCCATGTTTTCAACGAGGGCTTCTTCATAATCGTATGAAGAGGTATCAAACCATCGTGGGTCATCTTCGTCCAACACATCAATATAGTTAAGAGTCTCAAGGGTCTTACCACGAATGCCGTAAATAGCGTTGCGTTCTTCGTTAACCAAACCATAGAAGGTGAGCATACGGAAACAATCCGACTTGAAATTCTTAGCCATTTCATTCTTCAATTGAACGACCCAAAGTTGAGTTTCCCCGCCTTCCTTTTGTCCAATAAAATGCGCTCGCACTTGATGTTGTTCCTTTGGCAAAGGCTTACCGTAGTTTTTGTTGGTGTCGCCGGATTGCCAAGTCTTCACTGCATCAATGGGAACAATCCAAGTTTCCTCGTTGATTTCAATTGCCGCATCGGGAACATTAGGAATGGTCTTTGTTTCCCACTCTCCGTTTCGCACCTGCGTTTTAAGATACTCTCCGTCCTCAAGAACGATTTCAGCCACGAGTTCATCAGTAAGGGTTTGGGATGAATCCCCGTTGTAGCGGGAAAGCACCGACCGTCGCTTATACTCCATGATGTCTCGGACAGGTTCAATACCTACAAAGAAACCACTAACCATTTCACCAAAGGTTTGGTTGCCCGATGAACGAGCAGAAGAAAGACGACTTCGCACATATTGGCGAGTCATGGACATAGCCATGAGTTGTTGTCGCTCATCCTCCAAATCTAAACCACTGTTTCCAGCAAGTTCAGTGTATTTCTCCGTCATTTCTTCCAATTCAATGTTAAGCCTCTTCGCAAGGCCCGTCAATTCTTTTTCAATTCTTTCTAACATTTTTTTCACTTCCTGTGGGTTTTCATAATTTGTGAGCAGAACCAAGCAATCAACACCTTCGGTGAGACACTTCGGCTCCTCCACTCCATTTCTCCTACTGTTGCTATGCACATAAACTTTGTGCTATTGTCCAAATCCATATTCATAACAGATTGTAGGAGTTTATTACATATATCCTTTACACTTTGTCCCTTCCTGATGAGACTACTCAAGTAGTCCATTCCCGAAGGGTTGCCCTGTAAAAGATGCGTTAACGCTGTTTCATAATGCTTGGTTGTGGCATTGATAAAATCCTCCACTTTTGCACCCGAAAAGATACACGCCTGCACCTCATTAATTGCACGACGAAAATCGCCTCCACAATTTTCAACAATTTGCTCAATAATTTCAGGACCATAATCTCCATCGTAGCCGTGTTTGGTGACAATTGCTTGTAGTCTTTCCACTTGAACATCGGTGGGTAGGGCCTCAAACACATAATTGGCACAACGAGATTTGAGGGCATCATCCACACCGTAAGAATCGTTGCAGGTGATGATGAAAGTTGTATCGGTTGCCCTTTCCATAGTGCGCTTTAATGCTCTTTGTGCGTCCCGAGTCATGCCTTCAATTTCGTCCAACAGAATAAACTTCATTCGGTTCCCACTAACTGAGTTAGTTGAAACAAAATTAGTAATAGTTTCTCTAACGGTTTCAAGTCTGCGGTCTTGACTAGCGTTAATCTCAAGAAAGTTTGTAGCGAAGTCGTCGCCCAAAAACTCTCTTGCCATAACATAGGCCACAGTTGTTTTACCCGTCCCCGGAATACCATGGAGGAGAAGGTTAGGCATCTTAAGCCTACTAATCCAAGTATTTGCGTCCTCTACAAATTTATGTTGTCCTATAATCTCTTCAATTTTAGTTGGTCTAAATTCTTCTGTCCAATTCATGTCGTTCCCTCATAATCAATCTTTTAGCCGTTAACACATAACCCGCTACGGACACGGCACTTCGTAGCGAGGAACACACAACCCCTGCGGGGTCAATTACCCTGTATTCGGGGGCATGTAAATACCATTCGTCTTGGATTCCATCGTAGGCGTATTCTTGAGAAAGGTTGTGCATTACATTCTCAAGTGTAGTTT